TCCTCGAACTTATTATGTTTTTGACAATTTTCTGATTTTGTCAAGTATTGTAAATTACTCATGATATGTAAGCCCGATACATTCTTTCCTTGTAACGGCACGATATGATCAACTTCTTTTCCCTCTGGGCAATTTAAGTAAAAGTCTCTTATTGCTTTTATATCAGACCACGTAGGGGTTCTTTGGATCTTTGCTGCATGTCTCTTAGCACAATAGAATCGGTATTTGTGTAAATTCTTGCTAACATACTTCTTTTTGGTTTCACGAATCGTTTCTTTATTAGCGATTTCCCATTCTCTAGATTTTTTGTTTCTGTAGTCTCTATTATTTGCTTCCCATTTGCGATGAACTTCTTTGGCTTTAGCTTTATTTTTAGGATTGTCTCTATAGTCCTTAAGATAACACTGTCTGCACATGCCCTTGGCCATATGAGGAAGTTCTGGATGACAATTATTTTTCTTTTCCATATGCCTCCGACACTTTACGTGCATGCCAATGACTGTTTATATCTTTGCCCTGTTTTTTGGCATTCAAAGTACCTTGCGCTCCATTTAGCCAACCGTAGCCTAAATGGGAAGGATCCTGTCCAACAACATGCTCTAAATGAGATAGGTGTCTATCCGCCACTGTATCCTCAAGTCCCTTATGGTCTTGCATGTATCTGTGTAAATTCTGACCTTTTAATGCTAAAAGCTTTGCGTGCTTAGACTTAAGATCTTTGTGTGCTCCAACTACTTCCCTGATAGTCTGTGGCATCAATCCATAACGACCATAAGCATGCTCTGAACCATGAATTGCGCCGCCGCCAGCCGCATGATTTGTATTTTTGCCGCCAGAGGATTCTACAGATGCAATAGCGCGTAACATTTTACCGTGGTCGTAGCTTTGGCGAGCTTGCATATCTGGGGTATTTTTTGGAGTAGCGGCATGATTTGTGGCACCGGCAAGGGCGGCAGCCATACCCATTCCAAGTGCTGCATTTTTAAGAGCGCCCTTTTCTAGAGGTAATTCCGACTTATTGACTGCGATTTTTGCTGTGTAATCACTTTCATCTGGAGATACTGGCTCAGTAGTATCGGGGTGATGATGGTAAGTTTTAAGGGTCTTGTGTCCTTTTTTTAATTCAGCGCTACCAAATTCAATGCCTGCTTCATGGGCAGTTTTAGCACCTGAATTTTTCATGTCTTCCCAAGTCTTACGATCCAAGGATACATGCGGTGTCCATTCAAATTTAGATGGGAATCCATGCCCTGCAAATTTACCGTTATGTTCTTTTAGTTTATCGGCGGAATTGCCATGTAGGGTCACTACATTCACATCATTGCCAAAACGATCTTTAAATTGATCGAATTTTATTTGAGTATTTTTAGCATCAGGAGGGTTAAGAGGAAGGTGACGAGCGATATGATGTATCTGATGTGGATGATCCTTCTCTTTGTCGAAGTATTTAATAGTAGAATGGTACGGTACATTGTTGTCTGGACGATGTGCTTGACCCTTAATTTTTACTGGATAGCCCAAAATAAGACCTTCGCTAGCATCTTTTGCATACTTAGCGGGGTCTTCGGCTTTGCCAATTAAATGAAGTTCGTATTCCATAAAAATTAAATATTCGAAATTAAGAATTTTGTTGCGAATGTTGCTTTGACTTTGGCAATCAGAGTATCGCGTTTCTTCTCTAACATCTCGATGTAAGGAAGGTACATACGAGGCCCAGGTCCAGAAGATGACTGACTGATACCGTCACGGCTTAATGACTGACTTGTTTGTAAAAACATATTAGTGATAGCGGAAAGCATGTTGATCGAAGCGATGGTTCCGATGAGATCATTGATCACAACAGGGAATTGACCTTCAACTTTAGATACACCGGTTTGATAAACGATTTGCCAAAAGCCAGGAACGAAAGTAAGTGAACTAAATACGTTAAGATATGGAATACCACCGTAAGCTCCAACTCCGCCGCCTGAAGCAACAGAGTAGGCACCAAGGATTGGTACTACGTTAACAATACCCTTCGAGAAGTTACTTGGCTCAAGCCATTCGGGTGGGATCTTGAAAACTGCATAACCATCACTGCTGACAATTTGAACGCTTTGTACGGCGAGTACTGGATTTTGTTCTGTCTTTAAGAAAATGAAACTTTTGTAAAGAGCGATATCGAATGGAACTTTATCGGTAAACTGCTCTCTGCTTAATGTGATCTTGCACATAAGCTCAATTTCGTTCATGGCGAGTACAATTTGGTCTTTGATGTCTTCAGCGCTATAAGAGTCACCATTTGGAAATGCCAAAGGAATCCCCTTAAGGTAACGAGACACCAAAAGTTGAGGAGTGAGCATGGGCTCACATCGACTCAATAACCCAGAAGAATGGGTCATGTGGACTGGATAAGCAGCAGAATAGAACTGCTTATCTTTTTCAAAATTAGCAGGCTGAGGAGTACCGTCTAAGGGACCAGAAGTAACCCTAGGAACTGGCTCATACGGGGCCTGCTGCTCATCATACGGCGGACCTGGCTTAAAAGGAGGAGTACTCATTAACAACACCCCTGATTGGTCATTTCAACCGCCAACATGTTCTGAACAGTCCATGTGTAGGTATTAATGCCTTGAGTTAAAGAAAAAATAACGTTTCCGCTAGATGGCCCAGAGCCCACATTGGCGTATCCCGGTAGATTGAAAGACCAAACAGAAGCATCGTTGGGATCAGGAGTAGCCGTATAAGCAAGCGTATTTCCAATGTTTAAGCTTGGAAAGGTCACTTTTAGGCTTACAGGTTGGTTAGAGATTCCAACTCCGGCGATAAATCTTTGAGGGTAAGTTTGAATAGCAGCATTGAAGAAGCCGCCATTAAGGGCTGAAAATGGTGCCTGTGTACTAATGGTGTTATCCAAGTCAAATAGTTGAAAATAAAGGGTATTAGGGTCTGATGACCTTATTGTCCACTGACTGGTCTCTTGGAAGTCATTGATATTACTGAAATTTATAATTGGTACGGAGGTCAATCTCATTTTTTATACCTCAAAAAAATAGTTCTCTAATCTATAAGATTGCATAAAAAGATTGAAAAACTCATTTTTGTGTAGTAGTATCTATATTGAGGAAATCTATATGATCGTTTGTATTAGTGGCTGGAAACAGAATGGTAAAGACATGTTGGCATCATATCTAATTGACAACTATGGAGCTAACAGAGTGAGTTTTGCGGACCCTCTTAAGGATATGGTAGCAGAAGAATACGGTATTGACCGTTCTTCTTTGGACGATCAAAGCCGAAAAGAATCACCGTTGCCAAATCTACCAGTCGATCCGCAAGACGGATTCAGTCGCATGATTGCTGAGTTTTTAGTAAAGGAGTTCCGTTCAATCACCGGAGTACAACCAGTAAGCTTTACTTATCAAGACGGGATGTTTTTGGGCATCTTACCTGCGCCAGAAGGAACAGCGAACTTTCCCCTACCAGTTTATTGGACTCCAAGAGCCCTTGCAATTTTCAAAGGAAGCGGCAATAGATCAGTTAGGTCAAATTACTGGGTTCAAAAAGCCATTGAGAAAGCCCAAAATAGCGAGAGAATGGTTGTAATTTCAGATCTTAGATTTAAATCAGAAATGAGCCAAATCAAAGAAGCTTTTGGAGAAAAAGCGCTTTTTTTAAGAGTGCAAAGATTTGAAACGTCTCCATCATCGGATCCTAGTGAACGCGATTTAGATGATGCTAAATTCGATTACTATATTGATAACAAAGGAACCAAAGAGAATTCTTTCAGCCAACTTGAATTGGTCTTATCTAAAATTTTATGAAAAAAGCAAAGAAATCGGAAATCGAGATAGCCATGGATGAGGCTAGGTATGAAATTGAAAGATCCATTAAAGAAGGCGGTCCCTTTACTAGAAAAATATTGAATATTGTACTGCCAGCATTCTCGAATTACTATGGTCCAAAATACACCAACGAGCTGATTAAAGAGTATGATTTAACCTCTCGGTATGGAATAAAAAAATTAGAAGATGGTATGTCTTAATAGATACAGTGGAATTCCCTTAATTATGCCTCAATATAGAATTCCCATGGAAGGCAAGAGGTTTGGAAGACTCCTTGTATTAGAATTAGCCGGTAAAAAAGGCTCTAATTACGCATACAGATGTATATGTGATTGCGGCAACGTAAGAATAATGCCAGGATCCGAAATTAGAAATAGAACGTCCGTATCGTGCGGTTGTTGGGCTCGTGAATCTCTTATTTCTGGAAGAAATATTAAACCAAAGGGCGAGGCGTCTAAAAGATATCTGTTTAATCTATATAAAGGTAGAGCTAAATACAGAGACATTGAATTTTCCTTAAAATTTGAAGAATTCATTGAATTAACCAATAAGAGTTGTAACTATTGTAATGTTGAGCCTTTGTTTTCAGTAGGACAAAAGGGTTCGAACGGGAACTATTTGTATAATGGTGTAGATAGAGTCGATAGTAGCTTAGGATACACCCCTACCAATTCCGTTACTTGTTGCGGACGCTGCAATCAGGCTAAAAACAATATGACATGTGAAGAATTTAAAAACTTAATTGAGCGCATATTCTTTCATTACGTTAAAAAATAAACCCCCAGTAAGTAGTACTTACCAGGGGTCTTTTAAATCATTAGTTGTTAAGTCTTAGGTGAAAAGCTGTCCTTGAAGATTTTCTACAATGGCATTTTTTCTTGGAGCTTCTACTGCAAGAGTAGTCCAACGATAGAAAGCGTTGTTGATTGACAATTGGCTGATACCTAATTGGATTTTTTTGAATCCAGAGAGTTCCCCGAGGTGCATTGTGTCTTTTTGGATCAAGAAACCTGTTAAAGCACCTGGAGCCAAGTTACCAAGATCGGTGAAAGCTGCACCGCTTGGAAGAGCAAGGATGTTACCGATGAAAAGAGGGCCTGGAGCAACGTTAGCAGCTACACCAGCAGCGGTACGATAAACGCGGTAGTAAAGAGCACCGGCAACTGCACCGATAGCAACCGATACTTTATTTCCAGCAGCAGCCGGAGTAACAGTTGTTACAGCAGAAGTTGGGCCTTCGCCGAAAGCGTTAACTGCAGCTACAACGTAGCTATAAGCAGCAGCTTGGAGGAGTGATCCAGCAGCACCACCGTCAGTAGCAGCAGCAGTTGGAGCAGCTGGAGCGCCTACGATAGACTGGTTTATAGGACTAATTTGCTTACGCAAGTACTGAGACATTTCCATGGTGATTGCACCGCTAGAAGTCCATTGAGTGCGCAAGTGAGAACCAGTAGCTTCTTGTGGGCTACCAGCAAGAACGATACGTTCTTTAGCTTGGCTAATTTTGTTATAAGCAGAGAGAGAAGAAGGATCAAGCATAAGCTTGTCAGCGCGACCCATGTTGAGGGCAGAACGAACTGAAATATCTTCAATCAATGATTGAGTAAGAGCTGCTCCACCTGCAGAGAAAACTACAGTTGCAGAAGATCCGTAAGAAGCGAACATGAGATCTTGTCCGTTGCGCTCATAGTCAGAAGCACGAACTTGAAGATCAACACCGCGCATGTTTGGAAGAGCTGGAACCAACGCTGGGTTACCATCAAACACACCTTGGTTAGAGAAATCTGAGTTACCTGCGAAAAGGTCGAACTCGATATCTTGAGCCAAGTTAAGAGCTGCGTCTTGAGCTTGACGTTCTTCAGCAGAAACTTTATCGAAAGTTTCAACTGCGTTAGCAACCAGTGAATGCTCACGGGTATCAACGTAGTAAGCCATTGGAACTACCAAACGAGCAGCTTGGCCAGTCTTTTTAGCTCCGAGCATACCTTCGTATGCAGCAGATCCACCGAAACGTCCTACAGACAATTTACGGTTATATTGATACAAATTGCTCTTAGTAGGACGGCTGTCCAACATTTTTTGCAACTTGATTGTTTCTTCAGCAGCAGTTACGTTAACCATAACTGGAGCTAAATCTTCGATTTGGTACGCGGCACCTTGTACCAACGTAGAAGGAGCAGCGTTGTAACTGCCTGCTTCCAATGCTTTCATCAGACCTTGAAGTTGTTCTAACATTTTCTTTCTCCTTGTTTTCCTAAATTTTACCCCTACTTACTTAAGTAGATGGCTAACCTTTTCAATGTTTTTTGTAAAATAGTAGCTGTTAATGGCCTCTCTATCAGACTTAGAAAGAGATTGATCTTTCGCTTTAGCTAAAAGCTTGGAATCAATTTCACTTTTAGAAAGAGGCTTTTCTGTCTTTGTTGCGCTTTCGGTTTTAGCGATAACGTCCAAAGAAGTAATTGCTTTTCCTGCAGGAGCCGCTTTCTCAACGAATTTCTTCAGGAAAGTTTCTACTGCTTCTAAGTTCTTTTTAGTAGCTTCAGACTCAGCTTTTGCAGCTTGAAGTTCTGATTTCAAAATTTCAACTTCTTTAATTGATGACATTTCGATCTCTAAAGTCTTTTCAGATTTTTCGAGAGCTTGTGCATCACTTGCAGGAGCTGCTTTTTTGCTAGCTGCTTCACCGTCAGTTGGACCACCATTAGGGCGATGTTCGCCTTCTTTAGCGTCTTCCATTTCAGCTTTAGCCATACCTTGTTCACTCATTGCCATACCGTCCATACATTTACGGATACAGTCGTGGTGAGCCTTTAATTCTGGTTTTGACATTGAACTATACATAGAATGCATATGTTGCATGTCTTCGTCATCGTAACCATGAGCGTCTTGAGCTTCAGGAGCAGCTGCTTGAGGAGCTTGGGCTTGTTCTTTTCCAGCTTCTTGTGGCATTTGCTCTTTAGATTCAGCTTTTGGAGCTTCTTCTTTAGAAGGAGCTGCTTGAGCTTGATCTTTAGCTTCTGGCTTTTCAGATTCTTTATGTTCTTCTGGCTTCTTTTCGTCTTTTTTCTCAGATTCCTCTGGTTTAGACGCTTTGAAGCTTTCTTCAGCTTTTGCTAAATGAGATGTAAATTCTTTCGTTACATCTTCAATTAGGCTGCTAAGTTCTTTTTCTGTATACATAGTTTATAGTCTCCTTTTCTATGGCTACTATTAGCTATTTCCTTTAAAGCCCCAGTCAATGTCTTTAAGAGTTTGAATAGGAGAAGCGGCATTTACAGCAGCTTCGTTAACAGCTGTTCCGTTAGCAATAGCATACTCAGATACTACGCAACCGGTACGAGCGATTTCAAACAAACAAGTAGAGAAATCAGCAACAGATGGTTCTGGAGCACCACCGCTAGTCAATTCATAGGCGATTTGAGCAAGAGTTGGAGTGAATGGAAGAGTGCTATTTCCGAAAATATCGGTAGCGCCTACGTTGATGTTAGTCAAACGAATCCAAACTACTGGCTGTCCTTCAGCAGCATTACCGTTGTGAGTAGCTACGATGATAGGATATCCATTTTCATCTTGTGATTGGGTGATGGTATTGATCGTTGAACTGTTAGTAAAACGAAGCGAAAGGCGGTCTGCGAGGTCTCTTGCAATTCCTACTGCATGATCAACTGAATAAAGCATGTTTATCTCCTTAAAATTTTTTGTCTTCTAGACATATAAAGCCATTAATATGGCCAACTAGTTGCTTTCATAGATAAGTATTGGCACACTTCATTTTAAAATAAAAATTTATATGTAATATCAAATATTTATAAAAATTAGTACAATAGGACTTTTAATTTAATATAAGTTGTGCTATAATCTTAATAGTATGAAATTATGTATTAAATGCAACAAAATCAAGAATATGGAAAAATTCGATAAAAGAGCCAAATCGATTGATGGTAGAAAAGATATTTGTAAGGACTGCAAAATACTTACTAAAGTAGAAAAAAAGAACTTAAAAAATAAAAAATTCGATAATATTTGGCGTATCAATCAAACAAATAAAGAAAAATTACAAAAAATTAAAGAAATAAACAAAACGCATAAGAAAAATGATATGAGAGTATGCAAAAAATGTGAAATTTTAAAACCAATGGATGGTTTTATAAAAAAGATTTCCAAATACACTAGTTTAAATTATAGGGGCCCAATTTGCAAAAAATGTCACAGCGAAAAACAAAATAAATATATGAAAAAAAGAAGGGATTCCGATATTTATTTCAAATTAAAATGCTATTTAAGAAGTAGGATAACCAATACAATCAATCAGTATATCAAAAAAGGAATTAAAGAACCAAAATACGGGTCAGCGGTGAAAGATTTAGGGTGCTCTATAGAAGATTTTTGTAAACACATAGAAAGGCTATGGGAAAAGGGTATGACATGGGAAAATTACGGCAATAAAAATAATCAATGGAGCCTAGATCATATTTTTCCTCTTGCTAGTTTCGATTTAACCAATAAAGATCAATTTATAAAAGCTAATCACTACACAAACCTACAACCCCTATGGCATATCGAAAACTTAAAAAAGAATGATAGATACTAACCAATCTTATATGCATGTCAACTTTCCTTCACGGCATCGGAACGGTACAATTCATCGATAAATCAGGCGAACTACTTGATCTTAAAGGATTAAGCATCGATTCTCTTGAAAAGACGGGTGTCATAAATTACGAGCACAAGTCCGATTTTCCTGGCCAATTAGTCGGCAAGATCTTGAAAGCAAAGAAGATTTTCTCTCAAAAAGATTGTGCAAATGAGCATGAGCTTCATTTTTGGAAGAAGACAAAAGCCCCCTATCTTTACATCATGGCAGAATTACTTGATGATTATTGTGATAGCGCAAAACACGTTGCAGGCATTTTGAGATACGACAGGGACAGAAAAGGCCAAAACGACTACAATATTATGTGGTTCAGTATTGAAGGAAGCGAAATTCCAAATACTAGAGTTGGCAAGTCCGTAATTACCAGAGGGATCGCTCGTAAAGTTACCTTGACCTCTGCTCCATGTAATGCAGCGGCGGCAGTTGAGATCCTTGAGAATCAAGCACCACAAATCAAAGATGATTTCGATGAGATCTTTAAAAGTGATCAAGAAGCCGTTACCCTATTTAAAACTGGTGAAGGCGAAAAGATTTACGAAACCTTCTTGGCCAAAAAAGAATCCGAGCCTACTATCAAGAAAAAAGAACAAAAACTTTGTAAGTTACACAAAGCCCAACTTGAAAAAGGTGAAGGACCAAAATGGTCAGGACCCAAAGTTACTGGGGATGCTGTACACTTTTCTCACCCAGAACACAATATTGTAAGTATCCACAAGCAACCATCTGGCGAGTTTCATGTAAAGCACAACGGTAGAATCGCTGGTATAGGCGACAAAAAAGGTATTTTCGGTACAGCTAAAGAAGCCGGTGAGCATGCGCAAAAATTCATGGGCGGTCTTAGTAACGGAACAGTTTCTGCACCATCAATGCAAAATCATCCGTCACCAAATATAATTGGTGCCACCAGCATTAGAAAAGCTGTAGAGGCTGGTAGCTATAATGCAGCCCCGTCAACTTTAACAAATGGTGCGGCTTATCAGACTGAAAGTATGTCTAAGGCAAAACCAGCCGCTGAAGATCATAATTTTAAAGGTTCTAAAAAGAAGGACTGGAACGCACAGGCCAAGAGTGATTACCAAAATTGGGAACATAAAGAAAAATTTGAAAAGTTCATGAAATCTAAAATGCCTCACCTTTCTAAAGGTGAAATCGAGGCTTTTGGTAGAGTGATTGCTCTTAAGAAAAGTATTGATTTTGAGCAAGATTTAAGTAAATTAGTTGATTTCAAGAAATCTAAGAAATAATTACGTCACATTTAGTAATGTGATATAACTAATATAGCAGCGACTAAGCGACGATCTGGCTTGGAGGGCTCATAATCCTCTGGCGTAAGCCTCAGTAGGTTTAATTCCTACCGCTGCAACCATTTTATGACAGATCAAGAAATGTTAAGACAATACACCGAAATACATGAGTTAGCGACCGAGCTTCATGATGGTATTTGGGAAGATGCTGTTATGTGGATGCAAACTCCCTCGCCATGTTTCTTTGGACAGGCACCGGTACAATTTGTTGCATCGGGTGGCGGACAACTAGTGATCGATTGGCTTTTGGTTAGAACCGGTAAAAAGCCAGGAGCGGCGTTTTGAAACCCTACGGTAAGAAGATCGGCAGAGGCCTTAAAGGATCTAGATTTCTAGATAATGGATGTCCTTGTTGTGGCAGAGAACATGACCATAAGGGCGCTACAAGACAAGCTCTAAAAGAAGAGATTAAAAGTATTTTTAAAGAGATAGAAATTACAAAAGAAGACAGAGAACTTTTGCTCAAATTCTCACGCCGTAAAGTATCTTCCTGATGGTCCAGGCGCTCTCAGATCCAAATGAATCCAGCTTGTAGTTCCTCTTTCCATACGGATACCAAAATCTTCTAGAACAGGCTCCATCTTCTCTTTAATCTCATCAAACGACAAATTGGGTAAGCAATCGAAATCACACGCTAGGCTTTGTGCGTGAACATCGTTTGGAATAGCCTTAACCACTTCCTTGTTGTATTCTTGGGACCTAAACATACAGTGTACCTTAATCGGGCACCCTAAATGGGTCCTTACCTGTTCCATCTTTTGACATAAGGTAATAAGTTTTACCTTAGCCTCATCATCAAGCCCATCTTCCTCAGTGGCCAAGCGATTCCACGAATGTAAAGTTATTGCATCCCCCACAGTGAAATGTGGAGTGATGTTATGGGTTGCGTCTGTCCAGTCAATACCATTTAAGTCCATATTAGGGTTACTTTCTTTAGAGGTTCCCAGTGGAATCGTAATCTCAATTTCTTTATCTTTTCCACCACTTGTAAGGAATTTTGACAGAGATCCTAAAAGCATATCAAGGAATGGATTTGACATATTGAGTTTTACAATCTTATATTAGTTACTCCTATAAGATTGTGGGTCTAAATAATGAAACTTAATGTAAAATTTGGCCTATTGGGTGACAAGGAAGTCGATTGGTGGAGATCCGTAGAGAGTTTTCCTAAGACCGTGAGCTACCTAAATGTGGTTTACGAGTGGGTTTTTTACGACGACGACAAATCTGGCAAATACGACAAAATTCTTTGGTTTTCTGAATTGAATAAATACGATCCGAGATTCAACGATATTCATGAAAAATGGTCTGATATTTTCGAGAACTACAAAACCAGCTGTGTATGTGGTGCAAGATATACGAGCTTTGAGTGGGACCATATGAGATTTTGTCCCGAATGGAGGAAATGGTAATGAACGAAAATTTTCCAAAGTACGTTCTCATCTTTTTAGGTTTAGTGTATTTAATGGCCTGTATAAGTGAAATCGCAATGGTTAAGGACGGGGCACAGGTCGTATTTGAGTCTGCTAAGACCCTAGTTCCCCACGTAGGCATGTTTATTTTAGGATTTTATTTCTCCAAAAAATAATACTTGACATAAAATAAATATTTTGTTATTCTTATTGTAGGGGCTAAATGGCACCAAAAATAAGGAGAGAAAATGTTTCAAGAATTAAATGGTAAAATTAAGGTACACAAAGGGCAACCAGTAAACTCGTCTTTAAAACTCGGCGATATTATTGACTATTTTGAGGCAGGAAAAATCCTCCCCCGCAAAGATAACCGTGGTAAAATTGGAATGAAGCCAGAAAAAATTCGTGATATTTGCAAAAATCTTCATCCACCTTCTCTATTTACCATAATTGTGTCTCAGGAGACTGACAATTCTTATGAATTGGTTGATTCACACACACGAATTGCAGGCATTTTGGCTAGAAAAAAAGAAGTTGGTCTTACTAAAGAAGAAGCGAATTATGAATGGAGTATTCAGGTTTGTCATCCACATGACAAAGATGAGATTTATACTAGAGTAAATTCGCAAATCCCACATAATGGGGCCGTAAAACTGACAGATCCAACAAGATTGCTTGGATATCATGGAATTAAAATGCAAGAACTAGCAGGTGTACAATTAAGACCTTCTTTTCAAAGCGTATTTTGGGACTTTATCATTGGAAAGAAAAATCATGACGGTTTACCGCAACGAATTGCTGCTAGTCGTGCCAGAACCGAGATCACGGTTACGGGCGGCCTACAAGATAGGCCAGCAGAGGCTAACGGTCTTATTTTAGGTGAAAAAATTAGAACAAAAACAAAAAATGCCCTCATGTATTATGGCAAAGTAGTAAACACTATTGAAAATGTTGCAGAAACATTTCCTAAAGGTGGCCTCAAAAAAAATATCTTGGATCTTACCAAGCAAGCGGGTCTCCTAACAGTAATTTTGGCCGATGGACTAGAAGATGAACCATTGTTACAAGAAATTACCCCCACCAAATTGGCTGACAATATGATTAGGAACGCATTGGAAGTAAAAGAGTGCTTTCTCAGTATAGCAAAAAGACATAGCGTTACCTTAAAAGAAGTTGAGGCTACGTTTAAAAATTTAGGTCTTAAGGGTAAAAAACTTAATGAAGCTGTAATCCGATACTTTGGTGAGGCCAAAGATTAATGAAATACATTGACACCTTCTCTGGTTTAGGTGGATTTAGTCTTGCAATCAAAGAGGTCGTTGGCAAAAGCGCTATTTGCGCCTTAGCCATTGATTTTGATAAGAATGTCTGCCAAACGTTTAAGACAAATTTTGGTATTGAATCGTATGGAAACATCAGAGACTTAAAAAACGAAGACATTCCCGATCACGATATTATTTTTGGTGGTTTTCCTTGTCAGCCATTTTCAAGAAACGGTAAGTGGTTCAATAAGAACGACAAAACTCTTGGCAATGAAGAAGAAAGAGGAAATCTTTTCTTGGAACTTGTCCGAATTTTAGTCTCAAAAAAACCTAAATACTTTCTTTTTGAAAATGTTAAAGGGCTTCTATCCATGAATAATATGGATGGAAGTTCTTGTTTTGACACTATTGTTGATAATTTGCAATGCGCTGGATACGATGTTCATACAAAAATACTAGATGCTGCTGATTTTGGTGTTCCTCAACAAAGAGAACGCATATTTTTTGTGGGAATAAGATCTGATTTAGAACAATCCTTTCGGTTTCCAGAGCCATTTTTATCCAACTTATCAATAGAGGATATCTTGGAGGATAAGGTTCCAGAAAAATACTTTATAGCCAATCTCTGGAAAAAAAGAATTATTAAGGCCGGAGGGCCAATATCTGGTCGTGGAAAAACAAATCATGGGTTCCCTAAAGGTCACTCTAGATACGAGGTCATTAAATGGTTATATGACAACAACTCAAAGAAACCTACAAAAAAAACGGGTAAAATTGAATCGGTAGCTATTTTGTATGGAGATACTCCAAGTGGGCTCCCTAGACAACAAGATAAGATATATTCAATAAAAGGCATTTCTCCAACTATTGCTACTTTTTCCACCCCAGCAGTGGATTCTCCTCAAGGAATCAGGCAGTTAACTCCTCGTGAATGTGCAAGGTTACAAGGATTCCCAGAAAACTACATCTTTCCTTCTAAAGATGCGGTAGCATATAAGCAGATTGGAAACTCCGTTGCGGTTCCAGTAATTGTGGCTTTAGTTAAACAGATTTTAGGTAATAAATATGATTGAAGCAAAAATTGTTGCAGACTCAGTTGGACCAAATGGTGTTCGTCTTACAACCTTCGTTTTGACCTACCCTCGTTTTATTCACGCGGAGTTCATGACTCACAGGGTATTCTCAAGAAATGCCTCATCTTCTCGTGCCATCCCAGTTAAAAAACAGATTCAGATGATTAATGATAATCCCGCCATTCCTTTAGCGTTCACTAAAAACAAAGCAGGTATGCAAGGGGGCGAAGCTTTGGTCGATGATGCACACGAAAAAGCGGTGCAAGCATGGCTACTTGGACGTGATGAGGCGGTAAAAGTGGCCGATCTTTTGGCCGATCTTGAGGTTCACAAACAATACGCAAATCGAGTCTTAGAACCATGGGCTCATATCACGGTAGTTTGCACCGCAACTGACTGGGATAACTTTTTTGCTCTACGTTGTCATGAAATGGCTCAACCAGAAATTCACGCTCTTGCAGATTTAATGTACGGAGAATATCATACGAATACACCAAAGGAAATCAAAGAAGGTGAATGGCATCTTCCTTTTGTTGGCGATTTAGAGTTGGAATGCGAAAAGATAGAACCTAGAAACGGATTTTATGGTGTCCCAATCAAAAAATCTGTAGCTCGTTGTGCTCGTGTGTCCTATCTGAATCATGAAGGGCACATGCCTACATTACAACAGGATTTAGAGTTATATGAGCGTCTTTTAGGATCAGAGCCTATTCACGCCTCTCCAGCAGAACACCAAGCTCAGGCCCTAAGTGCGGATAAAGGAAGTTACCATTTAGGCAATCTTCGTGGTTGGTTACAATTTAGGAAGACGCTAGAAGGCGAAAACGTAACGAGTTTCAAAAAATGAAAATCGATTTAATTTCAGATACGCATAACAAGCACAAAGAAATCGCTCTTAAGGGTGGAGATCTCCTTATTCATTCTGGGGACGCTACTGGTAGAGGTCAAAGCGGTGAAATCCATGCTTTCTTGCAATGGTTTCAAAAACAGCCATATAAGTATAAAATATTTGTTCCAGGAAATCATGATTCGGGATTTGAAAAAGAAACTGCTAGATACCGCGAAGAATGTGAAAAAAGAGGTATCACTCTTCTTATTGACGAAGGCATTGAAATTGAGGGATTAAAAATCTATGGGTCTCCATACACACCAACTTTCTTAAATTGGTACTTTATGCGTGAACGCGGCGAAAGCATTATGCGCCACTGGGAAGCTATTCCAGATGATACGCAAATTCTCATCACTCATGGCCCAGCTTATCAAATCAGGGATCACGTACAAAATCATTTTAGCCCCAATGGAGCCAATGTAGGGTGCATGGATCTTAGGGTACGCCTGGAACAACTAAAAGATCTTAGGCTTCATGTATTCGGACATCTTCATGGAGAGTCTGGAGTAAGTAATATGGGTAGTTATATTGCTGTAAATGCATCGGTATTAGACGAAGAATACAAAAAGGCATTTAAACCAAAAAGTCTCACCATAGAAAATGGTGAACTCACTATCGAAGAGAATTAAGCAGCTCTCTGTGCGTCATATTCACTGTATTCTAATGAAATGAAGTGAACGAATCCATCTTTGAATCCCCATCCTGGAGGAAGTTGCTGTAAAGAGCAGCGACAGAAGGGATGTTCACCACAAGCTGATGGTCTAGGCTCACCTCTTTTGTGATATCCCATAGAAAGTTCAGACATTTTCCATACTCTAGGAGTAACTTGATCATCGAGCATATGAAGTCGTAAGCATTCCTTACAAGTTGCCCCGTCCCTAACGATTACAAAAAATACAGTTGGGTCTTCAATGCCTTCTTGTTTTGATCTATCTACTATTTCCATAGTATGACCAAGATTTCGTGTTTTTGTAGATTCTGCTTCCGCAATAAGCTTCATGTCGCTTCGTGCTTTTTTCATTGCAGCCGCGATAATTTCAGATACCTGATTAGCGCCCACATGTGAATTGTTGGCTTTTGCCTCCCTGATTAAGGAGTCCACAGCCGTAACAACATTTGAGCTTGTCTTGCTTTTTAGGCCCTCGATATACCCATGAGAATTAGCAAGAACAGATTTAAGGACATCTTTATCATAATGATTAAGCTCCTTATTGTTCATGGCTTGCAAGAATAGATTTGCTAGGCTGAATTTTGGAGTGGCACTAAAATATGGAGATTTATTCCTTAGTTTTGGGATATTGCCAAGAAATTGATACGCTAAAGCATCAAACATCTTCTCGATCGCAAAGGAAATCGCTTCCTTGCCAGAACTGCTTATGCCCCACATAAAATTAACCTTTTAACAAATTCTCAAAATTTAAAGTTTTTATGATAGTTTCTGAAGCTTTTGTTTCTTCGTCTTGAAAGCTTTTCATGAGTGCTTCAACGATCTTCTCTTGATCGTTCAGAGCTTTTTTGCCATGCTCACTAAGGTTTTTGTTTGCGCCCTTACCGATGGTGAATTTTGGCTTCATTGCTTTTGCAATACCACTAATAGCGTTTTCGGCTTTTTTCATTTCAACCAGACTCTTCATTGAATCTAGGGTTTTCTTCATGTCAGCGTATCCAGCAGAAGCAGGATCTTGTTTATTTACCATGGATTCCAAGGTACTGATGTGTTGGTCCATCTCAGAACCTGAACTATCCGGTCCTGCCGGATTGTTGGGATCTTGTTGCTCTTGACCTGGCTGTCCTTGACCTTGCATTTGAGCCATTTGTTGCTGCTGCATCTGAGCTTCTTGAGCTTGTTGTTGGGCTTGTTGAACTTGAGCTTGTTGGGCACCTTGTTCAAATCCAAGACGAAAGGAAACATCTACTGCGTCCATGAACTTTAATTTCAGATCCTCGTACTTTAATTTATAATCTTGATTTTTCATGTTTAATCCTCTTAATTCTTAAAACTAGCAGCTATTTGATATAAAATCCAAAAAGCTATGCCAACCAAAGCTGCGACACCTAAAGTACATCCTAAAAAATATTCACAAAACTTAAAGAATGTCATATTAGTCCTCGTCCTCTTCTAACATATCAAAAATTAACATTTTCAACAAATCAAATGAATGTGGTCTCGGAGCGAACATGGCAGCTACTGCATTTGGTGCAATTTGAGCCATAAGCTGCATTGACTGCAATGCAAATGGGTCACGCTTGAAACGCTGCATAGGATCCACGAAAGCCGCAGGACTGCCCATAAAGCGTCCTTTGACTTGACCAACATCTAAATATTTGTCCCAAAGAAGCTGAATACGTTCGTTAAATGGTACTTCGCCTGCCATTCCTACACCGATGGTAGGTTTATCGACGTAGTTTAAAACTTCGTCATAAGTCATATGGGTAGGCTGATCTTGTTGTAAACGAGTAGATTCTTGCTCTTTAGATTCAGCGTCTAGACCAGCAATTTTGAATACTACGATCTTAGCAAGGATCGGATCAATAATTGGGATCAAACGTTGATTGAAGAATGTTTCAAGGTGCTGAATGATTGGTACGAAACCAGAATCACGGGCAGCCTCAAGTTTAAACTCGTTATTTGACTCACTTAATGTTTGACTATTAGAGCCTTTGCTCAAATGGCCATAACCAGGAAGTTCGTCTGGAGACATTTGGAAGGTCGCAAGAATGTTACGGGCAATCTGATCGTAAATGAACTCAAATGAGTCATCTGCCTTATCACCTGCGAATGACAACCAATCAATTTTCTCTGTTGGAGAAATACCCATCAAAGGAGTGCGGAATGAGTTTTGTACACCATTGATACTTGCTTGGAATTCTTGTCTAAATTTTTCGAGTGTTGGAGAATCAACGTCATCAGAAGTAATTACCAATGCTCCACGAGTAGCACGACCGTTTTGAAAATAAAGACGTTTCCAGGTATCAATACTAATATGGGTAGTAATTGAAGAAATCGCAGTTTCGATTGGTGGTACCGGATAACCATTCTTTTCAACGTCAGTGCATGGATAGAAATCGTGCATAAGCAATTCTTCATGGGTGAAGTATTGTTTTGCGATACCTTCTACTTGTTGACACCAAGCATATTTATCTTCTCTGAGTTTATCCCAGTCAATTTTGATCTTGTCACCGGTAATACGCTCAAGTTCTTTAACAGCTAGAATACGGGTATTAATACCAGCTTGCTCACCATTACGAACGGTTTTGTAAATAGTACCAGAATCGATCGGGCGGAAACGGTTAAATGGAAATCTACCGTTATCATCTGGATCAGATTCACGGTCATAAATAACTTCTGTACCCATCCAACCAAATGTAAGGGCGTTTTCTACTGAGAGGGCCAAATATTGCCCCAAAGTCATTTTTTGTTGGTTTTCAAGACCTTCCGTATGACCGCAATTCAAGAGAATAGTTTCGAGACGTTTAATACGTTCTGTAACTTTTTCGAATTGTTCTGTATTTAAAAGTTTGTAGAATTCAGGTTTGATTTTGATCTCAATACCTTTATCGAAACGATCGGCACGTTTCTTTCCAAATTGGCTAATTTGACCAGCGCGGGTTCTTAAGATAGCGGCAACCAAGTGATCCTGCACTCGGACCATCTTAAGGATGTCGTCTGGAATTTCGTTTCTCTTTGATTTAACTACACCGGCATATGCATCGTTATAGTTAGGGCTCTCCATGAAAGCAAGGGCTGGAGCCCGTTCAGTAGCTTTACCAAGCGAATCGTCTAAGGCTTTTTGTAATGGTACAATTGTAGTGGAGTCTTTTTTGAATTGAGCAAGGGGATCCATGTTCACTTCGTCAGAAAGCTCAAGTGTCATTGGTTTTTTAATTGCCGACTGTTCTTTATTTTCTTCGCTCATAAATTAACCCATCGACGCTAAAAAGACGTTGGCTGTAGAGGCGCTCATATTTGTTACAGAAAGCGCATAGCAAGGTCCGGCCATAAAGAATACTGCTGGCTGAGTTATTCCATTGACTTGGAATGGATTCAGAACCATAGCTTCTCCATTGTTATATATCACAGAGATTTGTTGGTCTGTTTCGAGGTAGATAAATGCAGCGGGTGCATAGAAATTAATTCCAACGTTTCCACTGACTGTAGCTGCCTGAGACATAACGAGAGGAGTAGCTTCAGTAAAAGCAGAGAAGGAAATGGTTGCATCTCCAGTACCGCTAACTAGAGTGAGCGTTCCAGAGGCATTAGGAGCCGCAGTTCCAGTGGTTACAAGAGTCGTGCCAGAAGCAATTGTAGAGCTTACGGTGAAATTTTGTCCACCATTGCTGTATACGGCTCCTGCAGTGGCATTTGCAGAGCTTACGGTAAAGGTAAATTGACTAGTGCCAATAGAAACAACAGTAGTCCCAACTGGGATTCCGCTGCCCACGATAAGGTTGCCCAAAGCGATCCCGACAGTAGACCCTACTACGGTCATATTAATTGTGCTATTTAGAGTATTGGTGCCGGAATTAGTAGGAGTGGAAAATGGGTACTGAATGGCATTTCCTACCGTTACGCCAGGAAGTACTTGAATTTGTTGACTATTCTCCACATTAAATGGAATTCCATTGATCTCCCTCAGCCATTTAAAGTTATTTCTGGATGGGGCAGTAGTTGGAAGTAAGTCAGCGTAACTATTGAGATAAAATTGTAGATTGGTTTTCATTAGATAGACCTCTTAGTAGTTAAGATTGCTATAAAATATAGGAAAAGGTAAATTTTCTAAATTTTTTCCGCTCACCTCTAAGAACCCGATGTATGGCCTCATCTTTTGTTCCGAAATGTTTGGCCGCTTCCCGTATGGATTCCCATTCTTGGCCAGTCTCGTTGCACTTTATAGGTCTTTTTTTTGTTCATTTATTTTTTCATATAATCCCGTAAGATCATAACTGTCCAAAGATCTTATTTTTCTCGTTCTAACAATTTTATTTTTCGAACGACTTGGATTGATGTATGAAAAACTTAATCCCCTAAACGTATCGCGAATACCCCTTAAAATTCTATAAATAGATTGAGATTTTACTCCAAAATAAGCTGCGCATTCTTTTGTCGATTCCCATATTTGTCCCGTTTCGTTACATCTAATTGGCTTTTTGTGTTTTTGGGCACGAGACTCAATGCTTTCTTTATTAAATTTTGCACAATCCCCGCCAGAAGTTAGGTTGTATCCGTTTGGAGCTACCGTATTGAGTAAAATTATCAACTTACTCTCTTCTTTATTTAAAATGTCTTTTAATTCGCTCTTATTCTCAGATCTCGCAGAGAAAAGTGTTTCTATCGTAAAATTACTTCTCCCATATGTGTTTATAGCGCTCAATAGATACTTGCAATGACTATGTTTTGCGCAATGAGAATTAAATCTAACGTGGAGAGGCTGTGTCGTTTGACCCACATACATTTTGCCGTTGATTTTATTGGTAATTTTATAAATACATCCGCCAATCATACTCTTAAGATTGTATCAGAAATTAAAGTGAAAACTACCTCTTTTTCCGGTACCACCCTTTTTAGTGGATTTCCCTAGAGCCTTATCTAGAGCAGTTTGCATAATTTCATGTTGTTCAGGAGTATATTTTTGATCATCTGGAATCTGACTGGGTGCATTTGGATCCATTGAAGTAATGTTTGGACGTTGAGTACCGGCTAATGGAAATATGTTTTGGCCTAAATATCGAAGGGAGTCACATATATCGGCAACACCGGCATCATTATCCGGGGTAGTCGTTACATGGCCTTGACCATCAAGTAAGAATCTGTGCTTCATAATAGCAGTTCTTACTTTCTTGGTGTTTTCTATCTCTAGGACTTTAAGCATTCTGTGACCGTCAGCAGTAATGATTTTACCGCGAACTGCACCGATACCGCCTTGAACGTCCTTAACGAATTTTGGACAAGGCATACCGTTTCTTACAAAAGATTTAATGTTTCCTGGTGCGTTGGTATCGCAATACCACTTCCTTGGACCAAATCTGTCTTTAAAATTAATGGCTACTTTGAGTAAGTCTTGAATCTCTAATCCTGGACTTGAGAAACAGTCAATAATCCATACTTCACCATTCGGCACTTTAACAGCAACCAAGATAACGGCATCGTGCTCAAAACCCCAATCCACTGCACAGTAAATTGGTAGATCCAATTGTTTAATAATGGAGTAAATGTTCTGTTCAGTAATTTTTGGTGGAGGAGCACTACCTATGAGAGTTTCAAAAGCTTGATTTACGGTAATGAGATTTCCGCCATTACTTCGATCGATATATCTTGGGTACACCAATCCAGCAGTACCGGGCTTCCAGCACATTAACTCAGCCTCTGCAACGTCAACGTCATTCTCGGCGAACTTATTGATGATGGAAATAATAGGTTTATAAAAACCATCTGTTGCTGAAGCAGGTTTTTCAGTTAATCGTGTTCTGCATACAGGGAGAAGCTTGCACCCAACACATCCAGCATATGCATTTGGGATCATGTCGTATTTAGCTTTTTCTACATCAGAAAGAGCATTAAATTCATCGCCAGTAAGTCTTACTAGCGGAAGGTTCTTACCAACGAACATGTCCTGTCTTGGAAGTTCTGGTTTGTGCCTTGAAGGTGGACATGCTTCAGTAACGTCCAGAATATTCCATGAAAGAACCTTATAGTTCATATCAGCGGCTTTATTTAGGGCGTCTTGCATGTTACCGAAAGCGTACTTACGAGTACTTAAATAAACCTTAACCCCATAAAACCCACGACTGAAACCGGTAATGTTTTTACCTTGTTTGATGGCTGCAGGATCGGCCAAATCCAACTCATCCAGGAACAAAAAGTTAGCGTGCAAAGAATTCATACCTTTAGGGGTACAAATTAAAATTTTAATGAAGGGACCTTTTCCTTCCGGGGTCTTATATTTAATAGTCCGTTTATTTTGGGTCATGTTTACCCAGCCACGAGATTCTAATAAGGGCTGAATTTTGGTGATAAAATCGTTAATGTAACCGATAGCAACGGCTGACTGCTCTTCGGTTGCGGCAGCATGAGCTACAGTTCTTTGGAAATGGAGCATAATGAGAAGCTCCAATATCGCAACAGAAACGGTTTTCATACCTTCTCGACAACTCATCAAAATGTAACCTGGAGTTATATCTCCTGAGTTATTTTTAGCGCCATTGTAGATTTGCCACACGGCATCGAGAGGAGAGCTTGTGCTATCTGGATCTGTAATTTCAAGTGGAAGCTCTAGATCTAAAAAGGCCCGAGCCCAGTCCTTAACGTCACTAGCAGAAGAAAGAGGCTCGAACATTAAGTCCGCCATCTCCTTCTTCTGCTCATCTGTTAAAGCTTTGAAATCCATATTATTAAGCGCCCTGTCTAGCTCTATTTAAAGCAGGGTTCTGGTAAGCATCTGGATTAGCACTTACTTTGCGCCATTCTTCATCAAGAGAAGCTTCTTTACGCTCGAAATCAGAGTCACGAGGGTGAACTACGATACCACCAAGAGTTCCAAGAACACCTGCAATTTCAACTGAGTTACGTAGAGCTTCGCTTACAGCCTTACAAGCATCAAATAATCCCAACTCTTCGGGTTTTCCGAATACTTGATTTTCGATATCGTAAACATCTTCTGGATTACTGACTAAATGACCAAGTACTTCTCCTGCCTGCTCTTCGTTGTAACCGGCATTTTCAAGGAGTCGGTTTACAACACTGATAAAAGATGGCATTAGAATTTCTAGAGCTGGATCGTTTTTTGGTAATTCGTTAGATAATTTAAGAGCCATATTAAGAATTACTCGTCCACCACCCGGAAGAATTCCGTTAGTTAAACTACTACGAATAGAGCACACTGCATCCTCTGCTCGGTCGCATCTTTCTTTGATATCTCCAGGAGAAGATCCAACCACCGTAAGTTTTGCGATACCTGAAGTGATTTTTGCAATACGTTCTTCTAACCAACCAGATTCAGCTTTTGATTCGGCTCTCTTAAGTTGGGTTGTCAATTCTTCTGCGCGGCATTCGATATTTATTTCATCTGGAGTACCACTCAATGTACTTCTGAAACGTGTGGCCTCAAAGCTTTCCATTCCGCTTCCTAAATCTTCAACAGTAGCGTCATTAATTTGGTTTTTCATGCCAAATACTCTTGCTCCTGTAAAGGCAGCCAAATCGACTAACCAATGACTTTGTGCGTTCATGAATTGAGCCATTGGAGCTTTCATTGGAAGAACTCGGAGAGTGCCAGTTTGCTCAAAGTTAAATGCGAGCGTAGAAATAACTGTCTCTGAAAATCCATTTGCAACCAATACAAGATTTTTAAGATCTTTATTTTTAGCAGGGTCTTCTTGGATACGTGCCTCAATAGCATTAAGAAGAGGGCTTAATGGCAATAGGTCTTGAATTGCTCCATCAAAAATGATGAATTTAGGATTCTCTAAATAAGCTCGTTGATTTCCTTGATCGTTGATAAAACTTGTGAAGTATTTACCAGAACTTTCCTCTAGGCCAATTGGGATTGGGTATCCTTCAATTCGTTCAACTTTGTATCCGCTTGGACCAGGAAGCTCACGAATAGTAACATGGCTGCTTTCGCCAAAACCTACTTCTTCGAAACATTTAAGAACTGCTTCAGCAAGAGCCTTTTCTCCGTTGGCGCTGATGGTAGCAACGCTTAAAAGCAAGTCCTTAGATTCTTGGGTTACTTTAGTACTTTGGGACTTAATATAAGG